CCCCCAAACAGTTCAAGAAGCTCGGTCGCCTGCTTAAAGTCGATTTCTATTGATGGCGGTTTTTGTGGATTGGTTGCCTGCGCTGTAGGTGGTTGCACAGCAGGCAAGCAAGCCTTATCCTTAACATTGCTGCACGCAGCCACGCAATCACAGCCGTCACAAACCGGGTGAGGACCGGGCATTACGTGGCGGGTGCTGCCGTCTACTTGATTCCAACTGTTTATGGTAGTGGTCATTTTTGAATCCTGTATGTGTTTGAGTAATGCCCATGCCTCGGACAGCTCTGGTTCCTGCAATTGGCTGGTTTCAATCAAAAGCAAGATGGTGGAGAGTTGGTCGTTGTCGAAGGTCATAGGGTGATTCTGCGGGTGGTTGCTGACGTGACGCTTACTCGACGCTATCGCGCAGAGCCTTGCTTGGTAAAAACTTCACGACTTTCTTGGCTTTGATTTTGATAATCTCGCCAGTTTTCGGATGCCGACCAACGCGCTTTGTCCGCTTGATGATGTGGAATGAGCCAAAGCCAACCAGCTGCACTGACTCGCCACGACTTAATGCGCGGGAGATGGCAAGGATAGTGATGTGCAATGCCCGGGCAGAACCTGCTGTAGACAGTCCGGTGTTGCTTTGGATGTGCTCGATAAGTTCGGTTTTGTTCATTGGATGTCGATTCGGGTTGATTGGGTAAGACGAGCGCCGATAACGTCAACGCCAGATTGCAGGGCCTTTTTTATTGCGGTTTTGTCGGGTGCCGATACGGGTGGCTTTGGTTCTGGAGTGCGCCAGTATTCAGCGGGAAGGCTGAGTTGGTCGGTCACTTCCACTGCTGGCGGGTTTTGCTTGATGCTGATCTTAAAAAACGGGCACTCAATCTTTTGAATGCCTGCGCGTTCCATTGACGTTTTCAGATAAGCGCGCAGGCCGTCGGCGGTGCGTTGCCGCTGTGCCTTGAGAGCTTGGAGCCGGGCAATCTCTGCATCAATGGCCCCGTGGTGCGCTTCTGCGCCGCGTGCCACGTACTCGATACCCTGGGCTTTGATTGCCAGCTCATCGCCGATGCCGCTTGCCTCGATGGTGTCGGCGATGGTTTGGGCGTCGAGGTCCAAGCTGGATAACTTGTCGGCAAGCTCCAAGTACTGATTGGATAAAACGTAAAGTTGTGTCACGGCTCAATCTCCTTTAGGCCACACGGCGTTGATTGCGTCAATCGTTGTGGCGTCAAAGTGCTGCCAGATCGCGTCAATAGCCTGCTGGTTCAGGGTGAACAGGAATTCAGCAGCGCCCACTGCGTCGCCATTAGCAACACCTGCGGTCATTCGTGCAGCGCGGGCCTTCGGGCTTACGTCAACCGGTTGCTCTGCTGGTTTTGATTGCGGCGCCTGCTGCTTGCTGGCAGCGTTGCCGTCGTCGTCCTCGGGCGCAATGCCGCAAGCAGTCATCAGTGAGTAGCGGCGGGCGTAGGTCAATGCAGAGCCGTAGCCTTGGGCGTCTTGTTTGACGGCAGGGACACGCAACTTGCCGCAACGCAATGACTCACCGGACTCGTGGATAAACACGGTTTCAATCGTGATGCCGCCAGCATCCTCGAACGTTTCCTGAATGAAGGCAATGCCATTGTTAAGCAGGGCTTCTTCCACGGCGTCAATGCACGCGCCCAGGTCAGCGTATTTGCTGCGGAACGCTGGGTTGGTTTTGTCTTTGAGCGCAGGGCCAAATTCACGCTTTGCCTTGATGAAGGCTGGAGCAATTGTTTTCATGATTTCCTCAAAACGGTAATGGCGCGAAATAAGAGCGGATGGACTTCCATGCCGCAGTGATACGACCCACGCCGCAACGACGCTGATAGTTGTACTCCCACTGGTAGAAAAAGATAAAGTGGCGCATCAAATCACCCCCACATAAATAAGACCTGACAAGCCAGCCATGATCAGCATCAAAACGGCGATGATGAGAACGCCCAACTCAAGATAGAAAAGCCCAGGGTCAATTGATTCGTCGAAATCCGTAGGTTGCGGAATGTCGGTGTCAATGTGTGCGCCACCGTTGCGAGTTTCGGGGTTCATGCTGATCTCACCTTAATCATGGCGTCAGCTAATAAATAAGCTTCTTTGGCGGTATCGGAATTTGTCAAAGTACAACTCCATTCGGCAGAACAAAGGCCAAATAATGCTTTGGCTGCAAAGTAATCGCGCAGCGTCATACCAGGCATTCCACTGTTTAGGCCGTTTTTTTCTTCGCCCGGAAACGCTGGCCCGCCGTCATTGATCGATGTATGTGTTGTCATATCATTCCCTGTTGTTGATGCCTCTACTTTATTAGCTGCGGCTTACTTGATGCTTACTGGGCAGTGATTCCGTGCGCGGCTTCAATTGCGCGGGCAAAAGCAATCAGCGTGTGGCGCACAAAACCGTAGGCGTGCGAAGTAGGGTCCGAACGGTGGGTGTACGTGCTTGCCATGCGGTGGCCTATTGCTGCAATGTTGTCATCGCTCAGCGGCTGGCGCACTGGTGCTGGGTGGTCGAAAAGCGGTATCGTGAAATGCTCTTTTTCATGTCCGGTTACCCTTGTTGTAAGCACCCCGCCATATGGGTTCAGCCACGCCAATGGCTCACTCTGCCTCACTGCCTGAGCTGCCTGAGCTGCAATGGCTGCACGGGCGTAGGCTTGCATTTGGTCGGCGGTAAATAATTCCTGCACACCGTCGCTGTGTACTTTTAGATTCATCAACATGTTTAGTGTTCCAAAGTCGCAAAACGCCGCAGGCTCTGGCAGCGGTAACAGTTCGTTGTTCTGGCTCATAAAACCCCCAGCACAGCAAAAACAATCACTACCGCGCAAGCTGAGTACACAACAGCCCAAAGCCAAAGCGGCGGGCGTGTGGATGGCTTGGCGAGCAAGGCGGATTGAATGTTAAGTTGATCGTCTGACATGGGGCAAGGGTGGGTGATAGTGCCGTACATTTTGATGCGGCCAGTGTTGTAGGGGGTCATGATGTTCCGCCATTCTGAATCGTTTCACGGTCGATGCCTGTTGCTTCGGAAATTGCGCCACGCATTTCGCAGAGCAGACGTTGACCGGCCATCGTGTGCCGCCCTGGCCAATTGTTGTTAATATCAGCCAGCGTGCCGTAAGCCTGAATGCAAGCAGCAAGCAAATCAGGCGCGGCAGATATTAGTCGGGCGTTGGCTTTGTGGTCGTCCCAATTGACGCCGTAGAGGTGCACATTCAGTGCAGAACGATCTTTTGTTTTTTTCTTTGAAACGCGCATCTGCGTTGTATCCCAAAGCTCTGGTGTATGTGTGCTCATGATTCCAGTTCCTCAGCAGTGGGTCGGCGGCATTGGTTCCAGGTATGGCCTTGGTCGTCACCACTCTTGGTCCACGAGTTGGCGCCACCTACAAAGGCTTTGGCATTACCTTCTAAATCCACTCCAGCAAAATAACGACAAGTCCAGTCTTGGCCTTTAGAATTCCGCACCATGACCGGCTCATCAATCTTGAAATCAGCGTATGGGCTGACTTCTATGAGATCCCAAACGCTTTCATTCTGAATACTGGTGAAAAAGCGACCATCAGCGTTGTAAACAATTGTCTCGTTGTTAACCACTGCAACAACAGGCGCGTTGGAACCTGCGTTTACACAAGCTATCCGCACGTCACAACCGTCACGGGTCTTGTAAGTTTTATCCATTGAGATCATTTCGCTCTCCAAAGTCCGAGGTGTTTCGCCGCCATGCCCTTAGCCCACGCTTGGCCTGCAAGCATACGAAACCCCATGTGTCGAGCTTCCAGCACTTCAGGCGATGAGCTAGGCCATGAGGCCATCAATTGTTTTGTTTCAGCCTTGTAGATGTACAAGTCATCGTCGTTAAATTCGGCTTCTGTCATCGGCATACGTAACGGGCCAGCCGCGTCAAGGTCGGCGAGGATTTGCTTGCACATTTCATCTCTGGCGCTTCGGTCTAATTTGAAAGAAAGTTTCATTGTTGTGTCCTATTGGTTGGTGGTTTGCATCGCTGAAACATCGGCCCTGAAGCCTCAACCGCCCTCAACTCAATCTATCAGGCTGTGCAGCTAGTATCGTTTGCTGCGGGTTGTGTCGTTTCGTTTGCGATGACCTAATGTAGCACAAGATTGTCGGCGCGTGTGTTGCATTGCGTGTTGCGCCAAATTTATTTTTAGGCTAAGATGGCGGCATGAACAAACCAATCAAAACCCGCACAAGTTCCATCCGCCTGCCACTAGACGTATGGGACAAGTTCCGTCAACTCTTGCAACAACATGGCCGCGCATGGCTTGTCAAGATCATCCTGCGAGAGCATCGCAAAACCTTTGGAGAAACAAAATGAACGTATCAGACAAATCCCATCCCCATCATGCCGTGTGGCGTGAGCATGTACAAAGTGTGCTTGACGGCAATCCAAAAACCGTTATTCGGAAATATTTAGACTTCGATGGATGGGAGGAACAACCCATGTCCGAAAATGGGTTTTGTGGTGCCTGTTGGTTTCCTGGCGGTCAATACCGCATTGCCCGCCCAATGGTGACCCGTACTATCACGTACCCAGCGCCGCTGACTGAAGCGCCAGCGGATGGAGCTATTTACTGGGTAATCAATTCTTCCTCGACTGAGGTCGCCAGCATTCCCTGGCGCGGCGATAAGTATGAATATTTGTTCTTAAAACGCGGCATAGCTTTTGCAACAGAAGAAGACGCAAAAGCAGCAGCACATGCTATTTTTGGAGCGCAGGAATGAACCACGACAGGCCATTTACAGATGAGCCAGTACAGCCAGCCATCCCCTCCGGCTATGTTCTGGTGCCGATTGAGCCGACTTTGGAAATGCTGGCCGCGATTGGCTGGGGTGGTGAGGTTGATCTAATGATTGGGCACTCCACGGCCTTTGTAGAAACCCAAGCCAACTACGCCGCAATGATTGCAGCCCGCCCACAACAGAAGGAATGAAATGCCACGCCACAAAAACACAGCACAGATCAAAGAATACCAAGCATCGCAGCAGCGCAAGTACGCGGAAGCAAAGCCAAAAAATGCCGCGCCTAGCCTGACCTATGGCAATGCAAACAGCGGTAGCCCGTACCTGGGCAACGTGATGATTTGCGCCCGGCCTGACGCTGGGCTGCGGTCTGAGAATGGGCGGGGTGTATGATGTAGTCGCGCCACAATGCGCAGCCCCTTGGCGGGGGAGTAGTAATAAACCCTAGCCGGGATTCTGCTGGTATTGCCCAGTCCGCCAACATCGAAAGATGAGAGTCTCGACTAGGGTTTTTCTTTGGGAAAACCGAAATGGAATATGAAGATTTTGTACAAAAGAAGCGGCGCACAGAGATCGCTACGGGGCACGCTCCGGGAGAATTGAATGATCACTTATTCGACTTTCAGCACGCCATTGTTTCATGGGCTGTGCGGCGTGGTCGTGCCGCCATATTTGCGGATACGGGGCTGGGTAAAACGTTGATGCAATTGGCGTGGGCTGATGAAGTCTGCTCGCACACTGGCGGGACGGTTTTGATTCTTGCGCCGCTGGCCGTTTCAGAGCAGACGATTGAACAAGGGGCAACGTTTGGCATAGAAGTCAGGCGAATCCCTCACGGGCAATCGCCTGACGCGCCAGGGGTGTGGATAACCAACTATGAGCGCATGGATGCTATTGACTTTTCAGAACTTCATGGCGTCGTTCTTGATGAGTCATCAATCTTAAAGTCCCACAACGGAAAGACGCGCACGGCAATTATTGAAGCAAGCCAAAAAGTCCCTTACCGTTTGAGCTGCACGGCAACCCCCAGCCCTAATGACTTTGAGGAGCTGGGTAATCAGTGTGAGTTCTTAGGCGTCATGAACCGCACTGAAATGTTGGCTACCTATTTTATCAACGACACAGGCGACACAGGAACATGGAAACTCAAAGGATGGGGCGCATCTAAATTTTGGGAGTGGATGGGTTCGTGGTCTGTAGTTCTTCGAAACCCGTCTGACATTGGTTTTGATGGCAGTGCATACAACCTGCCTGCGCCTGTTTACCATGAGCATGTAGTGGAAACCGAAATGCTTGGCGATGAATTGTTTGCCCGGCCTGCGTTGTCGATGATTGAGCGGCGCAAGGCGCAACGAGACAGCATCGAAGCCCGATGCAAAGCACTTGCCGATATTGTCAATTCAGAGCCTGATGAGCCGTGGCTGATTTGGACTCACTTGAATGACGAGGCTGAAATGCTAGCTCGAATGATTCCGGGTGCAGTCAATGTGCAGGGTTCTGATTCGCCAGAATCCAAGACTAAAAACATGATGGCGTTTACTCATGGCGATCTACGCGTTCTGATTAGCAAACCCAAAATTTGCGGGTACGGAATGAACTGGCAGCACAGCGCACGCATGGCTTTTGTTGGCCTTGATGATTCGTTTGAGAAGTTTTACCAGGCGGTGCGCAGGTGCTTTCGTTTTGGTCAAAAGCGTAATGTTCACGTCCACATTTTCACTGCTGAAAACGAAGGCCAGATTCTGGCAAACATCAAACGCAAAGAGCAAAACCATCACGAAATGAGTGCCAACATGATTGAACACATGAAAGACATTATGAATAAAGAACTTGCAGGGACAGTCAATATTGTCGATGAGTACCGCGAAGACACCCACACGGGCGACGGATTCAAAATCAACCTTGGTGATTGTGTGAAGTGGTCACGAAAGCGTGCTGATAACAGT